TGTTAAACGAATAAATGTTACAAGTGTTGTAATTGTCATAAACCTACCCTGGAACGTTGACTACGAGAGTTTTTAAGTTTGCTAAAGACCTTTGATTCTCCTTCTTGAGCACCTCGTCTTGCAGCACTATTAATGATTTCAGGAATAGCAGATTTAGGAACATAAGCTTCAGAATCAAACGATAATACTGGACCTGTGTAATTAACAACCGTAGGAGTACTACTAACACCACTACCAGAAGCAACCGTTCCACTACCAGGGATAACTCCTTGACCTCTAGCACCTGCTGAGTAACGCTGCATTGCTCCTTGCATCTTAGAGGAAGGAATTACATATTCGTTCTCTCCAGCTTCTCCTACAAGACCTACGGTTGGTCTGGTTACATATCCTCCTGAAGCAAATTTATGACGAGTTAAATCATTAGCTGTTTTTCCAACTCCACCTGCTGTTCCTGTGCCAAAAGAACCTGCTGTAAGTCTTGATCCACTTGGTATTCCTGTTTGTCTTGTCCCAATCCCTCCTGCAAAAGCATTAGCAAACATACCAACAATTTGTGCTCTTATTTGTGCTGCAAGTATTTGTGCAGCCATATCAATAAAATGATCTGCTGTCCTTTTAAATAAATTAGCTAATGCTTCTTGAGCACTCATTGAACCACTAATAATTCCTTTGAATGAACTGCTAAACGCAGCTCCTATTGCATCAGCAGCAGTTACAAGTTGTCTTACAGGATCTAAAAGTCTTATTAAGTCATCATTTGCTTTATTTAACAAAGTTTCGTCTGCAACAAGTTTATTAAATTCTTTTTGAAGTTCTATTTTTTCTAATGCAATTTTTTTCCATTTTTCAAAGTTTTTCTCTGTTCTTAAGGTGGCTAATTCTTCCATTGAATAACCGCCTATTGTTCTTCCGTCTTTAGATTTATTTAATCCAAATTCACCTATACCTCTAAAAATATTCCATGATTCAGGATTCAATAAACCACCTTTAGCTTTGCCTTTTTCCATCATTATTTTTTTGTTTTTTTCTAAAATTTGATTTGTAATTTCAAGTTCTGTTCCTTTTAAACCGTTTAATTTCATAGCTTCTACTATTCTTTTAGTCTCGTTTAGACTTAACTCTTCTGATAAAGCTGGCAATGTTTGAAGAGTAGAAGCATAATTTTTAAGGCCAGCAAGTGATTTAAAGACTGATTCCGATCCAAGAACACCTGTTAATGCTGTACGAGCAGAAGCATCAAAAGCTTTAAAGGCACTTAAAGCTTGTAAAGCTTCCTCTTTAGTTATCCCAAGCTGTTTAGCAAATTTTGATACTTCTCCAGCACTAAATGTTGAAGTACCACCAGTAGCTTTTATTGCTACGTTTAGATCATTAATTGCTTTTCTATAATCAATTGCTTCTTGAATTTTTTGAGCCATCGCAGTACCAGCGATAGACAAACCAAATCCAAGTCCTCCTCCTAACGCACCACCAACAGCACCACCAACTCCACCCAAAACAGAAGCAAGACCACTTTGACCAAAGAGAAGTGGAAAACCTCCACCAATTAATCCACTACTAAGTGCTCCTCTAGCTCTTCCACCTAAACCTTGTCTACTTGCAAACATTCCTTGGGGATTCGCTTGTTTACCAAATCCCCATTTATTCCACCTTGACATTCTGTTTGCTAATGGCATTTCAGGAGCCATTGCAGGACCAATCATAGGTTGAGGGCCATATTCATCAGCCGTGAATCCGTGACCTACCTTTCTTCCATGCCGTCTTATAGATTTCTCTACAGGACTAAGAAGAGCTTGACCTCCTCTTTGGAGGTAAGCTTCAAATTCTTTAAAATTACTTGCTTGTCTGGATTGCTTGCTTAAAGCGATATTTTTTCTAATTTGATTTTCTATTCTATTCTCTACCTTTAAAACTTCTTCTAATACTTTCTTCCTTCTGAAGTTCTCTTTATTAATATCTTTTCCTAATAATATATTTTCTCTTAATTGTGTTAAATATTCTTTTTCGTTATTTGGAAATAAATTTAAATTATTTGGATATTGAGTTAAAGATTCTATTCCAATTCCTCCCATTTGCATGGCAGGAAGAACAGATGATAATTGTTTATTGCCAAAAGCATTAGGGAAAGTTGTCTCACCATACCAACTTCTGCCTATTTGAGGAGCAAACATCCCTTCTAGTGCTGCTTTACCTCTGGATTGCATCCCTTTTACATTTGCAAAACCACCACCTTTCATATCTTCAAAATTTTTCCAAATATCCATATTCAATGCTGATCTTGGATCATACAAAATCCCTAATTGTTTGAAACTCTGAAGAGAATCAGCAATAATTTTTGTATTCATTCTCCTAAACCTATTAATAGTATTTTCTGTAAACTTGACTGCGGCTCTTTCTAAAGTAATAAACTGTCCAGCAACGGCTGCTACTGGACTAGCAAAATTTAAAGCTGCTTTGGCTGCGTTAAAAGCACCACCTAAAGCCGTAACTGAAAATGTTGTATCTGAAAGACCTCTTGCAAGATTTGAAAAACTTGTTTTATTTAATTTATTTAAAACATCAGCAATTCCTCTTAATGCAGCACCAGATTCAAGCCCACCAAAAAAATTTTTACCGAAAGCTTTATTTGATAGTCCTCTTAATGCTCCAAGTTTAGAAAGTAATCCCCCAAAACTAAAACTAGCTCGTTGACTTGTTTTTTCTATCTCTTTAAGTTCTCTAGTAACTTTATTTAAAGACCCACTTGCTAATCTATTAGCTTCTTTATCTGCTTTAGCTAAATTTTCTTTTAACTGCCGAGATGGTTCATCCATCTCCTCTAATTTTTTTAATACTTTGTTTGTCGTAATATTTAATTTATCTAATGTTTTAGTTAATTTCGTTAACGCACCAAGATTTTTTATAGCAATCTGTATCTGAGCCTGTGCCGATGTCGATGCCACAACTTCCCTACTAACTCATTCCATCTTACCTACGTCTTCGAGCTTTTTCCATTTCTTTCTCTTGATCTTCGTTTAACACTTGGAAATAAGCTGACCACCCAATAATCTCCTCTACCGTCATTTGCCGTATTTCAGTCAAAGACTTCCCTAACTCCTTCGCTATTCCAAACTGAAGCATTAATAAATTATCTTTTCTTATCTCTTCACTTAGTCTTTTGGGTCTAAAGCATCCTCATCATCTGTTAACACAGCCAACATTAACTTCTGTAAATCAGCATCCTTTACCTCATTCTTTAAAACATCTATTTCTCCCACCTGGAATAACCTTGTTCCACCTTCATCTTGTGCTTTAGAAATTAACAGTCTTAAAGCAAACTCATTTGCATCATCAGACTTAGCTCCTCTTTGTGCTCTTTCTCTTTCTGCCATCGTTAATGGAGCAACCCACATTTCAAACATAGATCCATCAGAAAGTTCAACTTCTTTCTTAGTGGCTTCTAGATTTGCTGCTTTCTTTAAACGATCTATTGCCCTCATAAATGATTTAGATGTTTTAGGACTAGATGTCATGATAAAAATTAATACGTTCTTATTCTAACCTAATAAACAATAAAAAACCCCGTACAAGACGGGGTCGGTTGAACATTTCCTTTCCAGTTACGATTCTATGACTTACTGAAGTCAAAAGAAGGAACTCCAGCAGGACGGAAGTTAACAGTAACTTCTTGTGCATCATCAGGACTTACACCTAAAGAAGCAGAAGTTAATGTTGCGTCAAAACTGATTGAACGACTCAATGTGTCACTTAATGTTCCACCACTAAATACACGATCAATGTAAAGCTTGAATCCAGCACCAACTTGCTGACGCTGAAGAACGTCTTCAATCATTCTGTTTGATAACGCTGTGTCTTCGTTTGTCATGTAAGTACTAGCAGAGCCTGAACCATCACCAAATCCAGCAATGTAGCTTCTAAATGGAACGTATTGACCAGGAGCAGCACCAATGGTTGTTACATCAATTTCAGCTCTTTCAATTTCAAAACTCCACTCTCTGACTTGAGCAACTGATTCAAAATCAGCATAATAAACCTGAAACTCATTAGGAGATGCAGCAGTACCAACATCAGTAAGGTCAACAGCAGATCCACCAGCAGACGCTGAAACTTTTAACGCTCCAGAGTTAGCAGTGTAAAGAATGACGTAATAAGTTGTACCTGCGGTTAAACCAGCAGGAAGTGTACCTGTGCCTGATCCTCCTGTTTGAGAATTTATAACTTCAAACTTGACGGGATCACCTACTTTTAAATTCAAATAGGTTTCTACTACAATTGTTTCTGTCCCAATA